TCTGGCGTGGATTCCGTCACTCCCGTCACCGTATCCGCGTATATCGTCCTCGACGTACCAATTGGTGCGATGACTTCGATTGCGGAAGGTACCAATGTCGTCGCTGAGTTGCTTTCGTTCTGCGCCACAACTGGCGCTGGGACGACGGTTCTCTTTGACGGCACTGGCAACGGCGCTGCCGCCCTCTTGAATGGCTCGTTGTAAAATGAGCAGACGGAGGGCGGTTCTAATGATCTCACTAGTTGTCATCACAGCTGTTTTATGCTGTGTGGGCTGTGAGATTGTTGGACTACACTTAGGTTTGGAAAAGGCTTCACTGGGCCACGGCACTAATAGTGTCGTTCCTGTGATTCCGATTCCTTGACGACCTCGGAAACGACAAAGGTGTGCGCCGCAAGGCGCACACCCCGTCGTCACCTATGTACTAAGCCGGTGCTGCCCCCCATAGGTCTTCAAGACCATTGTAGGGTAGCAACTGGTCCTCGAATACATCGAGTTGGCGTTCGACGCACCACGCGGAGAAGTCTCCGTTTGGTACGATAAACGCTCCTGGTACATTTGACTCTAAACAGATAATCACACGGGCTCTCACAAGCTTTCTGGCTTGCGGGTGTCCGTTCCTGATCGTCTTCTCGAGTCGAGTTGTTGGTACTTTTCGTATCAACTTCGTCATTGTAGTCCTTAGTTAGTATCGTGTAAAAGCGTGCATGCTCTAGGATTAGCTACCTTATGGCGCTAACGAAGAGCCTAGATAAGTATAAACTCATCGAGCACCTCTTACACGACGTTGCGAAACGTAGTGGAGTTGTGTTTAACAACAGAAGTCTTCGCCTAACCTTGAAAAAGATTAAGCAAAGGCTCTCATCTGAAGGCGACGGTTTTCTAACGAAAACCTTACCAAAACTTGGTAAAGCCCTTGATAAGGCTTTATCTGAGCAATGTCCATTAAACGCTATCGAACTGCGGTTTGATCCGCAGCCAGATAGTCAATTGCCGAGGTTTCTCGGTGAATTGTTTAATAGGGTGCTCGACAAGTTCGGGAATGTCCTTCAGGAACCATGTACCCAGTGCATCTTGTGCATAAGACAGTTGACGTACTTGTTTTACAAGTACGAGCTGCCTTATACCAAGCAGTGCGAACAACAAGTTATCGATCGGTTTAAAGAAACCGAGCGACAACTCTTAGCAACAGATAAGAAACTCGAAGAAATTCGAGCTCTTACTGCCACTATCCCGCCGACCAATCGTAGACATACGTCTACTGGCCTGCCCGAGATAGTTCGCGAAGCTAGGATCCTCTTATCGAGGGTTTTTGCTTCTTTTGATCCGTTAGACATATATCCTGCACACGGCCCGGGCGTTGTTGCTACAAAGCAAAAACTCTGGGAGAAGTATGTTTGGACTAATGTCTCTCATCGAATCACAGACAAGTACCCTTTGGATACGTATTTCTTCGTATCCCTGAGTCACGTTTGTGATCGGTTAGATACTTTTCAAAGTATCACCGATATGGATCTCCCGGCCAAGGTTGTCCTTGTTCCGAAAGATTCACGCGGCCCTCGTTTGATCTCCTGCGAACCCGTTGATTTTCAATGGATTCAGCAAGGTCTCTCAAGGGCTATTGTTAAGTTAGTGGAATCACATCACCTAACAAGTGAACACGTGCATTTCACGGACCAACGTATCAACCGGTGGGCGGCCCTTTCCGGGTCTACCGACGGCCGATACGCAACACTCGATCTGAAAGATGCGAGTGATCGCGTTTCGTTGGATCTAGTTCGTCTACTGTTTCCCCCTCACATTTGTGAGTACTTGGAGGCATGTAGAAGCTCTGCTACGGTGTTACCGTCCGGCGAGGTCTTGCCGCTAAGAAAGTTCGCACCAATGGGAAG